ATTCTCTGCCCAGTGAAACTCAGGGTATGGCTTGTAACTATAGTCCCGAACATCATGACCAGCACTACAACATGTCCCATCGTAAGGGTTGTAGTCGCTGTCGCAACGGTCACAGTGTCGAGAGATATTATCCCAGCAATCATGACACCATACGTCACCACTGACACGATACATGTTGTCTTCATTATCAACATCATTACATCTTTCACATGTAAACAAGTCATCACCACATGAATTACAGTAACCATTGTAATGATTGTGTTCCTCTACATCAGGACAGATGTCGTTACAGGCACTACACATGAAGGTATGAGCATCACAGTAAGCCTTCTCGGCACTGATTACATAGTCGTCAGTGTCCATGTCTATTGTTGTATCACATCCATTATGTGAACATGTTGTGTGTCGTTCATCTACATCAACATCAAGAGATGTCGTATCTATCTCACTCATCAGAGTGCCTCCTCTTTATCTAACAGTACTGTTAGGTTGTTTGGTTCGTACCACTCGATGCTATCCATAGTGGCAAGCCTATCCATTAGTATCTTGTGTGCTTCACCCGAAGCATAGCCGATACTTATTAGTTTGGTAAGTTCACTGTCATACCAATGCAACTTAGTCATGTGTGCCTTAGCCATTACTATGCACCTTCCGTTCTTGTTTAATCTGGCGCAGAGTTTCAGCCCTACATTTATCTATCGCAAGGCATAGGGTAGCCCACTCATCGTAGTTGTGGACATCACCCATTTTGGCAAGTAATTCAAGGCTTAACTTGTACTTGCTTTCAGGGTATTCTCTCCACCAGAAGTTGTATCTGGTGTCCTCTAGTGTGTTAGTCATAGCGATGCACCTAACCTGCCCTGCTCAGCCCACTCACGCTCGAGTTGGTCATAGATAGGGGTATCGGTGTCATTACCTGACCAGCCCAACTCTGCATGGCTTGCAGTTATGAGCCCGTTCATGTAGTCACGCCAATCTTTAAGGAACGTGACCATTTCTTTTATTGTGTTACTCATCATTTCTCCTGATGTTCTTTCGTTAGTGCATGCTCAACAATCTGTCGAACAATCTCTGATAGTAAGCGACTACCCTCATGGTGTGAGTAGTCACATCTATGACAGTCGTAGGTAAACATCTGACTTAGCAATGCACCTGACCCGTCAATGGTTTCGTAGTACGCCAGTACTTCAATGTCGTTACTCATCTTAACCCCTAACAGTACTGTTACCCAGTACGGACAGTGCTTTGGCAATAGCCTCAGCGTTATACGATACTCGTATCTTACTAGACTTAGCATTGGTTCGCAACTGCACCTTAGCAACAGTCCTCACCTGTACATAAGAGGCACTGCGTAGTACCCGATTAGTAGGTACGGTTGAACCGTCATACCCACGCATACCTTTACCTTTACTCACGTCACCCAACTCCTAACAGTACTGTTAGTGACACAGTTCAAGCATCTCCTGAACTACGTTCAGTCTATCAGGTATCCAATCCGTTCGCAACTTCAGCCGCATACCAGCAACACACCAGCAATACACCAGTAATACACCAGCAAAAAAAATCCTAACAGTACTGTTAGAACCAATTTAATTTAGAGAAAAAAAATACCCCCGATTTCTCGGGGGTATTCTCTTAGTTTCCCTAGACTTCTTGCATTTCTTCTGCTTCTACTTCTGCGCCTAAGTCTGCTACCATTTCTGCCCATAGGTTGGTGACTTCATCAAGGCTTAACTTTCCTGCCTTAATCGCCTTGCCTATTGCTTCAACGTGACTGGTAGCAATTTCAAGCGGGCTACGCTTATCTGCCTTGCCTGCCTTGCCTGCTTTAGCGTCTTTGCCTGCCTTAACTGCCTTAGCGTACTGTGAAGCGTTTTCACACTCTTTAACCTGACCAACGGTAATAAGTCCGTTGCCCATGTCGCTAACTGCCTTGCTTCCAGTAACTCTGCCTTCAGTCTGTTGCATCAACTTACCGCCAGCAATGTAACGCGAAACAGTCATTGCAGTAACTTTGGCTACTGTTGCAATGGCTTCGCCTGTGATGCCTGCCTGTGATGCTTTCCAAGCCATTTCACAAGCATCATTCACTCGACTGTCACTAACGTTAATGGCTTCGCTCGCTTCGATTACTGCTCGCTTTGCGTTGCCTTGTGCTTCAATGGCTACGCGTATTGCGTTGCCTGTTGCTTCTGTTAGTTGTATTTTATTCATTTTACTCTCCTAATTGAGTAACTACCTTGAGCGGGGTTGCTCAAGATAGATACCCAACTAGGGAAACTATGCACACTATTGAGTTATCAGGTTACTGATGAGCCACGCGCCACCGTGTCCATGTATCCAGAATACACGAGTGCGGCGCAAGCGCAACCCCAAGGCATAACCCTTGTGTTCATTGGTCTAACAGTACTGTTAGGAAATGCGCTAGGGATTCAATTCACCTGGCAAATACCTGCCGATACCCTGCCGATTTACCTAGGGCAGATAGTTCCCCTAACGAATAAATACGGGTTTAACATTTACTGGGTATCCCCATGCAATGGGGTATGGGTAGAACCAATCCAATCTTATTGACAATGACAATCATTACCATTAACAGACATGACCCCCAGTGCTACATACGGTCTGCACACACCCCACCATGACTCACCTATAATTTTCTGTGCTGTTTTTGGTATGGGAAGCCTTATGTTGCAGGGGTTTTACTCATGTGACACAAGTCACATAAAAATAAATCAATACCAATGCGTTACGGGGTAACCCATAATGGGGTTAGTATAAGTGTATGGTTTAATATTATAGTGTTCCCTGGCGGAACACAGAATGTACTAAATACGCATCGCCTAGCGCGATGCTTTATATGTGTTTTTTATTGTCTATTTATTACGAGGTTATTATGTCCGCGAAGAGTGGCGAGAACCATCACTTCACAGTACGGCGCGAACAGGACCAGGCTGCGTTCCTAGCCTCTGTAGCCTCTGGTATTGACGAACATACCGCGCTTGCTCTCACGGGGCGTAAACTGCCTGCGCTCAAGACCTGGCTCCGAGAAGGTAAGTTTGCCTCGCGCCTAGAAGCCGCGCGGACTGAATCCAATAAACTATTCGGCGAGACCCTAGCCTCTGGCAAGAATCTTGACTACGCCACCTTCTCCAAAGAGTTCCTGAACTCAGAGGTATTCCCCCACCACCAGTCCTGGATTGATGTTCTAGAGGGTAACCAGCCGTCTTGGATTCATGAGTCTATGACCTATGAGCCTGGCAATCGCCGTAGGCTTCTAATTAACGTACCCCCTGAGCATGCCAAGTCCACAGTCCTAACGGTGGGCTACGCCACCTACCGCATTGCAATGGACCCAAACATCCGCATTGTTATAGTTTCTCAAACTCAGGCTCGCGCCAAGGAATTCCTCTTCTCTATTAAGCAGCGCCTTACCGAGGCTAACTGGGCTAAGTTGCAATCCGTCTACGGACCTGCTGGCGGCTACCAAGCCACCGCAGACCAGTGGACTCAGGACCGCATCTACCTAGAGCGTGACTCTGGCGAGAAAGACCCTACCGTTCAGGCTATTGGTATGGGTCAGCAGATTTACGGTACTCGCGCCGACCTCATCATCCTAGATGACGTTATCACCACAACGAATGCCCACGAGTGGGAGAAGCAACTTAACTGGTTGCAGAAGATGGTTATCACCCGTGTGGGTGCTACAGGTACTTTGGTTATAGCAGGTACCCGTGTATCCTCTATAGACCTCTATAAAGAAATCCGCAACCCAGAGAACTGGTCTGGAGATAAGTCCCCATTTACCTATCTGGCTATGCCAGCGGTTCTTGAGTACTCAGACAAGCCCGAGAACTGGGTAACCCTCTGGCCACACTCAGACCGTACGTGGGATGGGGCAGACCCCGAATACGACTCAGAACTTTTAGTACAGGATGAAGATGGATACTACCCCAAATGGGATGGCAAGCGGCTCTTCCACAGGCGCAGTGAAGTTAACCCTTCTACTTGGGCTCTTGTATACCA